GTAATGAAGAACCCCACTCAAAAGGTGGTGTTTTTTTATTTCTTCCAGTATATCTGGTATTGCTCAAAGATAGCTTGTTTTTGAATGCTATCCATATAGTCTGCAATGATGCAGCCTTTGCCAGCTCTTCTATAGTCTTGTACCCAGTTATCATCAACGCCAATCAAAGCACCAGGCTTAAGCGATGGCAATATGGTGGCTAACTCATACATATGGTGCAAAGCACTTCTAAAAACCACATCTGGTTGATCCCTTGGGGCATCAAAGCTATCTAGGTAAAGAAAGTCTATTTGTTTGCCATCTTCTAAGAGCTTTTCGTTAAGTTGTTTAAGAAACAAAATACTATCGTTTTTAATGACCAAGCTATTTGGACTAGTCATTTTGCTTTTGCAATAATTAACGCTGATATCAGAAATATCTACAGTCATAAAGTGACCGCCATATTCTGCTACATATTTATCAAATAACAGGCTACTTTGTCCGTCACCTTCGTAATTATCTTCTTCTCTGGCGCATCCAGTTTCAATTATTAACGGGTCTTTAATATTCTTTAGATAGTTAAAAATAACATCAAACCCTGCAGCTCTATGTTGTAAACGATCCTTCACATCTTCATAAAATTTCATTTCAAGTCCTTATGTAAATCGGTTCTAATGGCTTCAATAACACTATCCCAATCACCCAATTTAGGCTGTCTATAAATAGTAAAACTTGAATACCAAGGGCTATCTGATCGATCCATTAGCCATCTCCAGCAAGTATCAAAACGATTCATTAACCATACTGGCTTACCCATAGCACCAGCTAAATGGGCAGTAGATGTATCTACAGCTATAACTAAATCAAGGTTTTCAATCAATCCAGCGGTATCCTCAAAGTCCTTTAACTCATGGGTAAGATTAATTAAGCCATCCCAATCTTTAGAGTTAGCTAACTCTGTTACAGCTGGTTCTCCCAGTTGTAGGCTAATAAACTGAATATCTGGATGTTGTAAAGGAACCAACTTTTCAAGGGCAATATTGCGCCTTTCATTAACAGCCCAGACTTCTGGTTGATCTGGCCTATAACCACCAGACCAAACGATACCAACCCGTTTCTTGGTTTTTTTTCCTAATCGTTTGGCAAAATGCGCTACTGTTTCTGGGTTAGGTTTAAGGTATGGAGCACTTGGAATTTTATCTAAACTATCTGTTCCAAAAGCCAAAGGAAGGCTAATAATAGGGATATGGTAGTCAAAATGTGGAAGTTTTACATTTGGAGTAACAATGGCATCAACACCTTCTAAAGATGTGCAAATACGAACTAATGGGTTTTCTACGCCCAACATGACTATTGCTCCACGTTCTTTTGCCAAGTTAACATAACGGCAAAATTGCAGCATATCGCCAAGACCTTGCTCACCATAGATGAACAATACTTGATTTTTAAGGTCTTCTTCACCTAACCAAGCTTTTCCTGGGAATTGTTTACGAGGATATGAAGCTCTATTCCACCGCCATTCGTGTTCTTTCCATGCTGTATCGTATTCACCTTTAAGTAAAAGGCACATAGAACGATTAAAACGGCAATCTTCAAGGTCAGGTTTAACCTCTAAAGCCTTGTTGTAATCAACCAAAGCTTCATCAATACGCATCAAATTCTGCAAAACAAGGCCACGGTTATTGTAAAAAGCCTCAATATATTGCGGATTTTGGGCTATTCCAGCCTCGTAATTGGCTAAAGTTTCTTCCATACGATGCAGTTTTTGCAGCGCAATACCTTTATTGTTATAAGCTTCTGGGAAATTTGGCTTGTATTTCAAAGCCATATCGTACATTTCTATTTCTTCTTCAGTACGATGAAGTGAGCCTATAACAATTCCTCGGTTGTAATAAGCTTCTGCATAGTCTGGCTTAAGCTCAATTGATTTAGTCAAATCTTCTAATGCCAACTCTGGTATTTTAAGCTGGTGGTAAGCATTTCCTCTATTACAAAATGCCATGTGATTAGCAGGATAGAGTTCTATTGATTTGTTATAAAACTCCATTGCATTAATAAACTGACCAGAGTTACTCAAAATAACACCAATAAGGTGATAAGCATCAGCGTGTTTTGGAACGGCTTTGATAACTTCTTGGCAAATGTTAACAGCCTCTTGAGCCTTACCAGAGCTAAAGCATTGCAACGCTTGTTCAAATTTATTGATGATGTGCGGGGGTACGGATATACTCATTTTTTTCTTCATTTTGTGATTCTATACTCATTCAAAAAAAAGTAAAACTATTTTGTAAAATCGTTGTGGACAACAAGAATTTAGTGTATAAATATGTTATCTGGGTATTCGCTCATAACACTACTGCCCCAGCAGACGATGCAAAGATCCGTTATGAGTACTTTTGCATAAGGAGTCCATTATGGGACGTAGTACATTTGAAGGTCCAGTTCTATCTGGAGACAATCGTTTTGGCCCACAACGTGATGTAGGTTACACAGTTTTAAGCCAAGCTTGTTTTTTAGATTTTTCTAAAACTACTGCTGGTCAAGCTGGTTATGCTGGTTCTTCTGGCGTGTTTGTAACAGCTAATAACATTCCTAACCAAGCAGCAACTATTTATGCTCCACAAGCTGGTGCTTATAGTGCTAATGGTCCATCAGTTACTGCAAATACTCCAACAGCTGATGCTTCTGGAACTATTTATCGTGGCATTGTGTTTACTTTGCCACAAGGTTGTTATTTGCAATCTTTAGATCTTGATTATTTAACCACTCCTACCGATGGTTCATCTAATACAGCATCTGCTGTGACACCATATATTTCTAATGACTTTGCTACTTCTGCTGGTGTTTACGCTACTATGGCTGCTAATTCAGCATCTACAGTAGGCCGTACAACTGCTACTTTTTCAGCAGCTCAGTATGCTAATGCTCAATCTACATTGCAAGATGTACAAAACATTCAGCCTGGTCAACAGCCAACTTGGTTTAGCCAAGTAGTTGTTACTTTGAAATTAACTGGTTCCAGCTTGGGTGCTCCTACTTCTGGTAAGTTAAATCTGTTTATTCGATATTTACAGCCTGATACTAATATTGGTAACAGTACAACTTACCCTTATGGTAACTTTGACTAATGATCCGATGGGGGGTTTTTACCCCCCTTTTTAAAATTTAAGGAGAAATTATGTCAGGCGGATGGAATCTATTAAACTTTTTCTCGCCCAATAACCAAACGGGTGCAATGGGAGTTCAAACTCCAAGCACACCTTTAACTGGTATTGATGGCGCAGCTCAATTTATTGCACCTCAACGGCTTCGTGACGTTGTAGGTAAGCTTAAAGTTTCACAATCACAAAACATTTATGATGCCGACTTTGAGTACGGTGTTCAGCCTTTGCGTTGGGAAAACTTTATTGCTAACGTATCAGGACAGGCTTCTATTGTTCAAAACCCAGGTCTAGGTGGCGTAACCATGACCATTGGTGGTGGTAACGTACCAGGTGATATTACTGTTCGTCAGTCACGCCCATACCATCGTTATCAGCCTGGCAAAACAATGTACATGGCTTCTAACGTCAACTTTGGTACATCGTTAAATGGTCAATTTCAGCGTGTTGGTATCTTTGATGATTCCAACGGTATTTTCTTTATGCAACAAGGAACGCCTACACCAGACAATCCTTATGCAATGTATGTGGTAATTCGTTCAGATTCTGGCGGTTTGCCAACAGATCAAGTATTCCCAATGGGTGCTTGGAACGGTAATCAAGCAATTATTAAATCAATCAATTGGACACAGGTTCAAATGATTTGGATGGAATATGCTTGGTACGGTGCTGGTGCATTGCGCTGGGGCGTAGTCATTAACGGTGAGCCTTGGGTATTACACCAAGTTGGTACTGGTAACGGTACAGTAAATGGCGTATCACAAGTTAAACCTTGGAGCCGTACTGGTAACTTACCAGCTCGCTATGAGCAGCGTGATAACGGTTCTACTGGTCTTTCAGTAATGACCCATTATGGTGTGTCTATTCTGATTGAAGGCGGTATTGATAAACAGCGTGGCTTTACCTATTCATATGGTAACTATGCAGCTCAACAATCTCGTACAGTTCCAGCATCTGCTATTCGTTATCCAATGATGTCTTTCCGTATGAGAACTGTTGGTACGGATCAATTTGATAATACTAACTCTGCAGCTACTGCAGGAACCAATACCACATTAACTATTGGTAACTCAGGCGTGGTTGGTAATACAACCGTGACTTCAGTAGTTGGACAATCTAATAGCGGTCAAGCATTATTAACATTTGGCGGTGCTCATGGTTATGCAGTAAATAACTTAGCTAACGCAAATAGTGCATCTCAGTACATTACATTAGGTTCATTTACTGAAGTTGGAACATCTGCTTCTGGAGGATTTAGCTTTAGTGGCACTACTTTAACTGTTACAACAGTCACTTCTGGTGCTTTTCAAGCTGGTCAAACTTTATCTGGTACAGGTATTGTAGGAACTCCTACCATTGTTAATCAATTGACTTCTACTGGATCTGCCGTTGGTTCACAAGCATATTCAAGTGGCGGTGCAGTTAATGCAAGCGTAGTTACTTTGGCTGCTGGTACATCATTTGCAGTAGGTCAGTTAATTGCTGGTACAGGTATTCCTACTGGATCATTTATTACTGGTGTTAATGGTGCATCTATTACGATTAGCCAAGCATTTACAGCTCAAGTATCTGGCACAGTTACATCTTATGCCCCAGGTGGTGTTGGTACATATGCAGTAAGTTCTTCACAAACCACTTTTGCTGCTACTTTGACTGCAACAACTACTTATGCAGCTGGTACTTATTTGATTCAATCTGTACCATCCACAACAACTATGATTCTTCCAATTGTGTTGTTAACTGGTGTAACGGCTACAACAAACCCAACAGCAACTTACTGGGGTGTTAATCAGTTTGTTGGTAAATCACTTTACTATCAAGCTGCATTACCTTCATTGACTAGTGCTGCTGTAGGTTCTGCAACAGTTATTGGAGGCATTACACAATTCCCAGTAGTTTTAGGATTTGCTGCTGCTCATAACTTGCAAACAGGTAACGTCATTACGATTGCAAACGCTGGTAATACTAAGTACAACGGTACATATAACGTATCCGTTGGATCTACAGTTACTGGTGCAACAATTTACTTTGCTAACGTAACACCTAATACATATACACAAGGTGGTGCAGTTGTATCGTCTCCGTATACAGCAAGGATTACAAGCAATACCGTAAGCGTATTAACATTCCAAGACATTGTTACTGGTTTGCCATTGGCTAATCCTCCAACAACTACTGGTACATATAGCGGTCAATATCAGATTGGTTTGATTGATCGTGGACAGTTATTGCCTAATACTTTGTTAATCAATACTAGTGCTACTGCTTTGGTTGAATTGATTGCAAGTACACCAACTAATCAAACGTCTTTACAAGGGTCTAATTTTGTTGCATTAAATACATTAGGGTCATATAACTCTTTTGCTGAACAAGATTTATCAGCAACAGGAATTACTGGTGGTGAAATTGTTTACTCATTCTCAACTCCTAATAATGCTTTGCAACAGTTGGATTTAACACAATTTTTCCCTGTATTGACAAACATTAAAGGTAACGTAGCAGATATTTTGACAGTTGCAGTTACTTGTGCATCAGCAACAACTACGCAAGTAAACGTAGTTTGTCAGGAAGCGATGGCATAACATGGCAAAAACTCCTGCTTGGCAACGCAAAGAAGGTAAAAATCCTACTGGCGGTTTGAATGCCAAGGGAAGAGCTTCTGCTAAAAAACAAGGAATGAATCTAAAGCCCCCTCAACCAGAGGGTGGCTCTAGAAAAAAATCATTCTGTGCTCGTATGGAAGGCATGAAGTCTAAGTTAACATCAGAAAAAACAGCTAAAGATCCAGATAGTAGAATTAATAAGAGTTTGAGAAAGTGGAAATGTTAAATGACTCCAGAAATTGCAGGACTATTAGCAGTCTGGAATCTGCTAACTTCCATTATTCTTGGATTAGTGTTTTTTATGTTAAATAGTGCAAAAGAAGCTAATAGAGAAACAGCTGCAGAAATGCAACGTCAATCTATTCTTTTAAACAAAACTAGGGAAGAAATTGCCCGTGATTACATTACTAAAATTGAAGTGCGTAGCGATATGGAACGCATTATTAACCGCTTTGACAAGCTTGAAGAAAAACTTGATCGAGTCATTGAAGGACATAAATAATGCCTAATCCTGCAAATGAAATGTTAGAAAAAGCTGCTGTGTTAGGGCTATCTTCAGCTGCAGCTGCTAAGTTGGGTAGTGAATCCGCTAGTTTAGGTAAACCAAATTCATATGAATCTGAAAAAGAATATAGAGATAGAATTCGTGGGAAAAACTACATTACTCCTAGCAAAGAAGATAAACTTGAAGAAATTAGACGTTCAATTAAACCTTCTGGTGGGGGTGGTGGAGAATCTACGGCTCGCCCAAAAGTCATGAAAAAAGGTGGTAAAGTTAAATCAGCTTCTACTCGTGCTGATGGATGTATAAAAAAAGGATTTACTCGTGCCTAGTACAAGTAAAAAACAGCATAATTTAATGGAAGCAGTAGCTCACAATAAGGCTTTTGCTAAGAAGGTAGGTATCCCACAATCCGTGGGACAAGATTTTGCAGAAGCCGATAAAGGCAAAACATTTAGAAAAGGTGGTAACGCAATGGCAACGAAGAAAACAAAACCAGTAGATCCAGCAATGGCTATGATGGCTGCTCGTGCGTTACGCACACCAGCACCAGTTAACGCAGCACCTATGGGTGGCGCACCAATGGGCGGTATGCCAGGTGCAATGCCAGGAATGAAAAAGGGAGGAAGTGCAATGAAGAAGATGGCTAAAGGCGGTGAGACTATGGGTCCACGCAATATGTCTAAAGATGTTGTTGCTGGTTCAAACAAACATGGCAAACATGGTGAATCTAAAGTTCAAAAAAGCGGTCATACCCGTGGCATGAATTTAGGTGATACTGGTCCTAAAGAAAAAATTGAAACTGAAAAGAACATGAAGTCTTTTATGAAGAAGTATGCTGAAGGCGGTACTATTAGAGCTTCTAAAATGGGTTCAGTTAAAACTTCTGGTGGTCGTAAACCTCATGGTGATGGCATTGCAGAACGTGGTCATACCCGTGCAATGATGCCTAAAATGAAGGGTCGTACCATTTAATGGCTAATCCAGTAAATCCTGTTGATCCATCACAACCAGTTGGAGATGGAAAATCTACTGAAGAACGCATGAAGCGTGGTATGCCTAATGCTGACCCAGAGATTCAAAAGGATTTTGCTGAACGCCTTCAGAAATATATAGATCAAGGTAAAGCTGAACGTGCTGCTCGTAATGAGTATAAAAAAGTTGAAGCTAATACTAGAGTTGGTGGTGTAGGTGGCACAGGCGGTGGTGGCGGTGCAGATATGCCTCCTGGATTTATGCCTGGCAAAAAAGGCGGTAAAGGACCTATTGATTACAAAAAAGGTGGCAAAGTTAAATCAGCATCTAGCCGTGCAGACGGCATAGCGCAACGTGGAAAGACGAGGGCATAATGCCATATGAAGAAACTGGGGCTGAAAAAGTAAAGCGTAAAGCTTACGAAAAAGCCAATAAAGAGCGTGGTATTGAACAAGAAGCAAAGCGTGACTATAAGCTTTTTGGTACTACTGAACAAAATATTCCACAAGTCAATCCTATGGGTGATGCAACTACACCAGCTGCCCCTACAGGAATGAAAAAAGGTGGTAAAACTTCCGCATCTAGTCGTGCAGACGGATGTGCAATTCGCGGTAAAACTAGAGCATAAGGAGCATTAAATGAATAAATTAGTTAAAGATTCAATGGAACCACGCATGGGTCCTGATATGGAACGTCATGATGAGTTCATTGCTGAACATGAAACTGACACTCATAAACATCATAAGCATGAGTTTAAAAAACACGCTGCTGGTCATAAACACCATATGGACATGGTTGAAGCCATGTGCAAAGGTGGCAAGGCTTACAAATGAGAGCCAGCCGTGGAATGGGTGATATAGCTCCTTCCAAAATGCCTAAAAAAAAGGTTATTCATAGAACGGATAATCCTAACGATGTGGACTTATATGCCAAGGGTGGACATATTGCTAAACACAGCGGTCCTATCCAAGTGTCTAAAGTTCCTGGCAGTATGGCTCCTATTGTTAAAGGAATGTTGAAAAACCCAGGTAAATTAACAGCCTCTGATATGTTTGCCAAAGGTGGTTTGTATGAAAATATTCATAAGAAGCAAGCTCGTATTGCAGCTGGCTCTGGTGAAAAAATGCGTAAGCCTGGGTCTAAGGGTGCGCCTACTAAACAGGACTTTATTGAGTCTGCTAAAACAAGGAAGAAAAAATGAGTTTATTTCACACATTAGAAGAATACGCACACGAGATTCTTGATGCAGTAAAAGCACGAGTGCAACATTTAGAACAAGCTTTTGGAGCTCATGATGAGGCTTTGGCTCATATTGTTACTACTTTAGAATCTCATGTTGCTACGACAACTGTTGCTCCAGCATCATCTATTGCACTTGGATTGCCATCTGAGCCAGTAGAAGCTGCACCTGTAGAGCCAGTTGTTGAAGTTCCTGCTGAAATTCAAGCATCAGAGGAAAAGTAATCATGGCTGAAAAATGGATCCAAAAAGCCATTAAAAAGCCTGGTGCATTGCATAAAGAACTTGGCGTACCTCAAGGCAAAAAGATACCAGCTAAAAAGTTAGCTGCTGCTGCCAAAAAGCCAGGTAAAGTAGGGCAACGTGCTAGATTAGCTGAGACACTTAAAGGTTTGAAAAAATGAAACTACTATCTTGGTTTTCTAAATTTTTTAAAACTAAGAAAGTAGTTAATTTTCCTGTTCCTAAAACTGTTCGCAAAAAACCAACTGTACAAAAAGCTACTACTAAAGCAAAGAAAAAATAATGGCGTATACCTCTGGTACAACCGTATTTAACTTAGACCTTTCCGAGCTAGTTGAGGAAGCGTATGAGCGTTGCGGTTCTCAGTTACGTTCTGGATATGATCTAAGGACAGCCCGTAGATCACTCAATTTAATGAGCATTGAGTGGGCTAACCGTGGTATTAATCTTTGGACTGTAGAAGAATGTTCTATTCCATTGGTAACTAACCAAGGTATTTATGCCGTTCCAAATGACACAATTGACATCCTAGACCTTGAGACCAGAACCAGTAATGCCAGTACATCGAATCAAACAGATATTAATCTTAGCCGTATTTCTGAGTCCACTTACGCTACCATTCCTAATAAACTTACAACAGGAAGACCTGTACAAGTCTATTACAATCGCCAGTCTGGTAACGCTGATGTCACTACTTATACTGTAACTGGTAGCGCAATTAGCTCTACAGATACCACGATTACTCTTGGATCTCCTGCAGGAACCCTAACTGGATTACGTTCTACTGGTTTTATTCAGTTAGATAACGAAGTTATTGCTTATACCAACATTGTTGGTACTCAATTACAAAACTGCTGGCGTGGTCAAAACGGTACAACTGCTGCTGGTCATGCTATTGGAACTACGGCAATTGCTCAGTATTTACCCTGTGTCAATATCTGGCCTACTCCTGACTCAGGTGGTGGACCATATACATTGGTTTATTGGCGCATGAGAAGAGTCCAAGATGCTGGAAACGGTGTCAATATACAAGATGTACCATTCCGCTTTATTAACTGCATGGCAGCTGGTTTAGCCTATTTCTTAAGCGTTAAATTGAGCAATATGACTCCAGAACGAGTTATGTTTTTAAAACAAGATTATGAGGATCAGTTTAATCTTGCAGCGCAAGAAGACCGAGAAACAGCCCCAGTTAGATGGGTTCCTCGAAACTTGTTTTATTCGAGATAAGTTATGCCGTCAAATTTTGCTTCTGGTAAGTACTCAATTGCCGAATGTGACCGATGTGGTCAAAGGTACAAACTTACCCAGTTAAAAAAGCTGACAATTAAGACTAAACAAGTCAGTATTAAAGTATGCCCAGAGTGTTGGGAACCAGACCAACCTCAATTACAATTGGGTATGTATCCTGTCAATGATCCCCAAGCGGTACGGGAACCTAGACCTGATACTAGTTATTACGGTGCTGGACAGACTGGTTTGCAGACTTTAAATGGTAATGCAAATACAACTGCCCAAAACGGGTATCCTACTGATGGTAGTAGGCAGATTCAATGGGGTTGGTATCCAGTTGGTGGATCGCAAGGTTTTGACCGTAAATTAACACCTAATAGCTTGGTTGCTGTTGGGAACATTAACTCAGTAACAGTATCGGTAACTTAGGAGCTAAAAATGGCAAAGATGGAATCAAAATCAGAATCAAAAAAAGAAATGGCAATGGACAAGAAACAAGATGTTGCTATGATTAAAAAGGCTTTTAAAGAGCATGATGCCCAAGAACACAAAGGTGGTAAAGGCACAAAAATTACTCTTAAAAAAGGTGGCGTAACTGGAAAAGCATTAAGAGCTGTTGGTCGTAACATGGCTCGTGCTAATAACCAAAGAGGTCGTTAATATGGCAACCGCAAAAAATGTAAAGCCTACTAAAAAGAATAGCCCATCTATTCATGTAGGTGCTAACCGTGATAATGGCCCAGCTGAAATGTATGCCAAAAATGGTGCAAGCGTAGCTGCTGGTGAAGCACCAATGAAATCTGGCATATTAAGCAGAACTAGATCTGCCCAAGATGCAAGTATTACTGATCCATTATCTAATGGCGTAGCTTATGGTATTGGCAGAGAAAAAACTGAAGGCATTGTTATGCGTGGTCATGGAGCTGCTATTAAAGGTATTAAGTCTAGAGGACCAATGGCCTAATGAATTACGTTCAGCTATATCAAGCGATACAAGACTATTCCGAAAATACGGAAGCTTTATTCGTTGCTAACATTCCTACGTTTGTACAGCAAGCAGAAGAGCGTATTTATAATACGATCAACTTTGCATCTTTGCGTAAAAACGTAACTGGAACACTTACTTCTGGCAACAAATATTTGTCTTTACCGCTTGATTGGTTGGCAACATATTCAATAGCTGTTATTGATTCTTCTGGAAATTACACTTATCTTTTAAATAAAGATGTGAACTTTATCCGTGAAGCTTATCCTAATGCAGGGACAGCATATAACGGGTTTCCTAAATATTACGCACTTTTTGGACCACAGTATTTATTGCCTAATGAGTTGTCTTGCATATTAGGGCCAACCCCAGATGCAAACTACACAACTGAGTTGCATTATTTTTTTTATCCGCCTTCAATTGTCCAGGGCATTATTACTACATTAAACACACTTTCATATAGTACTGGATCGTTATACACCAATGGCACATATGAAAACGTACCATTAACTGGTGGATCAGGATCTGATGCAACTGCTACATTTACTATTTCTGGTCAATCTGTTACTGGAATAACAATTAATAGTGGCGGTCAATTTTATGTAGTTGGAGATACTTTAACTGTATCTAATTCGTATGTAGGTGGAACAGGATCTGGATTTTCAATTACTGTAACAGCAGTTAATAATTCAACTGGAACAAGCTGGCTTGGTGATAACTTTGATCCAGTATTACTTTATGGTTCTATGCGTGAAGCCATGCTCTTTATGAAGGGCGAAGCTGATTTAGTTAAGTATTATGATGACAAGTATGCAGAAGCTCTTGATTTAGCTAAAAGACTTGGAGATGGTCTTGATCGTGGTGATGCTTACCGTGATGGTCAAACTAAATTAGATGTTAGCGGAAGACGTTCATAATGGCTATCGTTCAAGGTCAGACAACAACCTTTAAAACCAACTTATTAAGTGGGGTAGAAAACTTTACTTTGACCTCACCATACACATACAAGATTGCTCTATATACAGGTTTGGCTACGTTAAATAATACAACCACAGCCTACACTAGCAGCAATGAAGTTGTATCGTCAGGCTATACAGCAGGAGGATTAGCTTTAACAATTTCTAATCCACCAACTGGCGATACGCTTAATAACATTGGTTGGATATCGTTTAATAATGCAGTTTGGACAGGAGTTAGCTTTACTGCCAGGGGCGCATTAATTTACAATAGTACAACTAATGCTTCTATTTTTGTTTTAAATTTTGGTAATGATATTACTTGTTCTTCAAGTTTTACCGTTACTTTCCCAACAGCAACTTCAACAACCGCTGTTCTTACTATTAGTTAAGGAGTTTATATGAGTAAAGAATTATCAAATTTTGGTGACAGCAGCGTTGCTACAGTTACCCGTGCAAGCGATGGTCAAGAAACTTTAGGCATTCAAGGCCATTATTATGTTAAATGCTATGATAAAGATGGCAATCTAAAGTGGGAAGATATTGCTCCTAATTTAGTTAATGCTGTTGGTAAACAAGCTTTATTTGATTATTATTTTGGTGCTACTGGTACTGGTGGTGGTACATCTGCTGGTGCTAACTATCTTGGATTAGTAGGTAGCGCATCTGCTACCGTTGTTTATGTAGCTTCAGATACCATTTCTTCTCATACTGGCTGGATTGAAGTTGGTGGATCTAATAACCCTACATATACAGGAAATCGCCAATCTCCGTCATGGTCAGCAGCAACTAGTGGTGGCACAACTCCAACAAACATTACTACTAAAACTGCTACAGCTTTGACATTCTCAATGACAAGTGCTGGTACTGTTTTTGGTTGCTTTATTAACTCTGGTGCATCTGCTTCTGCTACCAAAGATACAACAACTGGTATTTTGTACAGCGCAGGAAGCTTTACTGGCGGTAGCAAAATTGTTGCCAATGGTGACTCTTTAGCAGTAACTTATACCACTACAGCAACGTCTTAATTTAGGAGCCAATTATGGCTTTAGTCGTTTATGACCGAGTATTACAAACTGGTACAGCCAACACTACTGTAAGCTTTTCATTAAGCGGTTCAGTAACTGGCTACCAGTCTTTTGCCGTAGTAGGTAATGGCAATACTACCTATTACTCTGCCACAGATGGAACTAACTGGGAAACAGGTCTTGGTACTTATACAAGTGCTGGAACTCTATTAACTCGTACTACTGTTTCACAATCAAGTAACTCCAATACTGCAGTTACTTTTTCTGGAACAGTTACAGTTTGGATTGATTACCCAGCAAGTTTTACTGTATTTCAAGGCGGTGTATTAGGTACTCCTTCTTCTGGAACATTAACTAACTGCACAGGATTGCCTAACGCTGGTTTAGTAAATAGCTCGGTCACATTAGGATCTACAGCTGTTTCTTTGGGAACAACTGTAGCCACATTTGCTGGTGTAACTTTAACCAGTCCTACTTTTACCACTCCTGTTCTTGGAACACCATCGTCTGGAACTTTAACAAACTGTACTGGTCTTCCAAATGCTGGCTTGGTAAATAGTTCTATTACTATTGGTAGTACTGCTATATCTTTAGGTACTACTGTTGCTACTTTTGCTGGTGTAACTCTTTCAAGTCCAACATTTACTACTCCTGTACTTGGCACTCCTACATCTGGAACTTTGACCAATTGCAGCGGATATAACAGTAATTCGCTTTCTGGTGTTACTTTGGCATCAACCGTTATTACATCTAGTTTGACATCATTTGGTAATAGCCCTACATTTGTAACTCCAGTTCTTGGTACACCTACATCAGGCACTCTTACTAACTGTGGTGGTTATTCTGCAAATTCATTAGCGGGAGCAACTCTTGCTTCTGGCGTGACTGCATCAAGCCTAACATCATTTGGTTCAAGTCCAACTCTTGTAACGCCTATATTAGGAACGCCTACTTCTGGAACTTTGACAAACTGTGGTGGATACAATGCTGGTTCATTAGCTGGATCTACTTTAGCTTCTGGTGTAACTGCATCAAGCTTAACTTCTGTTGGATCTTTGGGATCTACTCAAATATCTTCTTTAGGAGTAGGAACTGCAGCATCAGGTACATCTGGTGAAATTAGAGCTACTAATAACGTAACAGCTTACTATTCTTCAGACCGTACTTTAAAAGAAAATATTCAAGATATTCCAAATGCTCTTGAAATAGCTGTAGCTATAGGAAGCAAAACTTTTGACTGGACAGATGCTTATTTAGAAGCTCATGGTGGTGAAGATGGTTACTTTGTTCAAAAATCTGACTTTGGTGTAATAGCTCAAGATGTTCAAGAAGTATTTCCAATGGCAGTAAGAACTCGTGAAGATGGTACTTTAGCAGTAGATTACGAAAAACTTGGAACTTTAGCTTTTGCAGCTATTGGTCAATTGCTAAAACGTATTGAAGCTTTAGAGGCCAAATAATGTACGGATTAAGTCCATACTCTAAATCTCCATATGCAGCAATTGGAACTGTATATACAGGATCTATTGCAGAATCAATTATTGCTGAAACAGATAGTGAAGTTGTAGTTGCTACATTTATTGCTGCAATAACTGAAGCATTAACATCTGCTGATTCAATTATTGGTGGTTATTCTTTAGCTATCACAGAAAATTTAAGTCCAATAGATATTTCTTCTGCTGGTCAAGCTAATTTTGTTTCAATATTAGAATCATTAACAACATTAGATAGTTCAACAGGATATGGCATTTTTCCAGCTTCAATTTCAGAAGCTATGACAATGGCAGATGTAATTACTCAGTTAAAAACAATGTTTGCTGTTATTAGCGAATCTTTAACTGCTGCGGATGCAATAACTGTAATTACGTCTTTTGTAAGTTCAATTACAGAAAACTTAAACCCAGCCGATACTGAATCTGTAATTGCTGCATTTAGTTCTATTATTAATGAATCTTTAACTGTTAATGATTCACCATTCCCTAGAGGTTGGTTTGTCATTGATGATAGCCAATCTATAACATGGGTAACTATTGATAATAGTCAATAAGGAAAAAAAATGTCATCACAATACTCAACCAGTTTAAAACTAGAACTTATTGGTAACGGAGATCAATCTGGTACTTGGGGTACAACAACTAACAATAATTTAGGCACATTGTTAGAACAAGCAATTACTGGTGTTCAGTCTATTACTATGAGTAATGCTGACTATACTCTTTCAAACTATAACGGCACATCAGATGAAGCTCGTAATGCTGTTTTATCTGTAACTGGTACAAACTCAGCTATTCGTAAAATTGTTGCCCCACAAAGCCAAAACAAACTTTATACAATTTATAACGGTACTACTGGCGGATATGCCATTACTATTGGTGCTCCTACTGGTACAGCCGTTACTATTCCAAGTGGTGTAACTGCTACTGTATACACAGATGGGTCTAACTTTTACTCTGCTCAAACTGGATCAGCTGGCAACTTTACAGTCAACGGAACTTTAACTGCTACAGGTTTAACAGATACTGGAAACATGAGTGTTGGAGGTACTTTATCTGTAACTGGTACAACTACATTTACAGGTATTCCATCAGGACCAACTGCATCCCCAGGAACTAATACAACACAATTAGCTACTACAGCATTTGTAAATGCAGCAACAGGTACGCTTGGCACAATGGCAACCCAAAATGCTAACAACGTTGCTATTACTGGTGGTTCTATTTCTGGTTTATCTTCTGGAATTCCTGTAGCTTCTGGCGGTACAGGTTCAACTAGTTTAGCTGCTAATAATGTACTTTTAGGTAATGGAACAGCAGCACTTCAAGTAGTAGCTCCTGGAACAACAGGTAACGTACTTACTTCTAATGGCACAACGTGGACTTCGGCTGCAGCAACTATTAAAGGTTTAGGTTTTGGTGGTGAAACTTGGCAAGATGTAAGTAGTAGCAGAAATCAAAGCCAAAACTATACTGCTCCATCTTATCCAATTATGGTCTCTGTTGGAACTCCGCAAACTTTTCCACAACATCAAATTGTTGCAATTGTAAATAGTGTTACTGTAGCAACTACTGGTGGTGGATCTAATAACTATACGTCTACTCAAAATTGTAGTTTTATTGTTCCTGCTAATGCAACTTATCAAGTTCAAGCTACTGGATCAGGCGGTATTGGCTTTTGGACGGAGCTTCGTTAATGGAAATTAAAAACTTTATTGGTATATATGAAAAAGTTTTTTCTCAAGAATTTTGCCAATCAGTAATTAATTATTATCAACAAGCTTTTGATGCTGGTTTTGTAATGACACGCCAACAATCTGATCCTAGTTCATTAAAAATACATAAAGATGATACAAGTATTTATATGCACCAAGAAGATTGTATTTCATTATCAGGTACAAAAATAATTGCTAAACAGTTTAAAGAAGCGTTTTCTACAGTACTTTACCCAAAATACCTTAATGAGTATGACATTTTAAAAACCAATGCAGTTATGAATACAAATCACATCAAAGTTCAAAAAACTAATATAGGTGGTGGTTATCATATTTGGCATAATGAAACCGATACAAAAGATACAAGCAATAGAGTATTGGCTTGGACAGTTTATTTAAATGATGTTGAGGATGGTGGTGAAACTGAATTTTTATATCAGCACCTTAGAATTAAACCAACACAAGGTACATTTGTAATTTGGCCCGCTGGTTTTACCCATACACATCGAGGAAACCCACCATTAAGTGGTGATAAATATATTATGACTGGCTGGCTGGAGTATTAATTATGGCACTTCCATCATCAGGAGCTTTAAAAATGTCAAACTCCAGGAATATTTAAATGACAATGAACTCGTCAGGGCCAATTAGCCTTGCTGGTACAACTGCTGGTGTTTCAATTGAAATTGAAAATGGCGGTAATGGCACAACTCAAATTAGTTTAAATGATACTGCCGTAAGAAGTTTAGCTGGTGTACCAAGCGGTGCAATTATTATGCCTACCAATTTTTATGGTAAGTCTAATATTCCAGCTACCGTTTCAGCCGATTATTTAGTTGTAGCTGGCGGTGGTGGTGGCGGTTATGGAACTGGAAACGCTGAACCAGCTGGTGGTGGTGGTGGTGCTGGCGGTATGTTAACTGGTACTGGCATGAGTTTATCAACCAGCACAAACTATTCAGTAACAGTTGGTGGTGCTGGTGGCGCACAAGGTTCAGGATCAAATTCAGTATTTAATGGCCAAACTTCAATTGGTGGTGGTAGGGGTGGTTCTCCTTATCCATCTTATCCAGCAAGAACACCATCCGCTGGTAACGGATATAGCGGTGGATCAGGAAGTGGTGGATCAGCCGCTTACTGGGGTTCTCAAAGCGGCGGTGCTGGAACTTCTGGTCAAGGAAATAATGGTGCTGGTAATAGTGGTGCTTCTTACAATGGCGCACCTAGTGGTGGTGGTAATGGTGCGGCTGGTAATTATGCTGACGGCGTTCAAAATGATGGTGGTATTGGTGGAACATCATCTATTACTGGATCATCTATTTACTACGCTGGTGGTGGCGGTGGTGGTGGTTCAAACTTTAGCGGTATTCCAAGCGGTGCTAATGGTAGTGGAAGTTATGGTCAAGGTGGTGTTGGCGGTACAGCCAATGGCGGCGCAACAACCCCAGCAAGCGGAAACGCTGGTGTAGTAATTATTGCTTATTCATCATCTACTGCTTACTATACAGGCGGTTCTATTTCAACTTCTTCTAGATCAGGATGGGTAGTTCATACCTTTACATCATCTGGAACATTAGCACATTTATAAAAAATGACACATTTTGCCAAAATAGAAAATGGATTTGTAACAGAAGTTATTGTTGCAGAACAAGATTTTATAGATAGCGGCGCAGTAGGTGATCCGTCTATGTGGAAACAAACTTCTATTAATACTAGAGGTGGAATTCATTACGCACCTAATTCAAATGATCCTGATGGCGGTATTGCTTTACGGGGTAATTATGCAATTGTTGGTTCTGTATATGATGCTCAAAATGATGTATTTTATTGGCCACAACCGCACCCTTCTTGGGCATTAAATACTACTACTTGGACATGGGAACCACCAGTACCAATGCCAATAGTAAATGGCAGAATATATTGGGATGAAGATTTAAGGAATTGGGTAACAGAATAAATTATGTTTATTCAAAATATAATCAAAGAAAAGGTGTATAACTTTTACACCAAAGATTTTGATGGTGAAGATATTATTGTTGATAGCAATAACTTTCAAGTAATGATGGAGTGGGAAAAACCTTACATGGAAGCTTTAATAGATAATTTAAAGCCAACTGGTGATGTTTTGGAAATAGGCTTTGGTTTTGGTTATTCGGCTAATCGCATACAGCAACATGACATTAAATCTTATACCGTTATTGAATGTGATGAAGAAGGCATTAAAAGGGCAAAAGAATGGGCTAAAGACCAACCACACCCAGTTACAGTTATTGAAGGTTTTTACCATATTGAAATACAAAAACTCAATAAAAAATTTGATGCTGTTTTTATTGATGACTCTCCAAGAGAACTTGATATTGAAGCTAGACAAGGTAATTTTGTAGAATTGTTTTCTATCTTGATAACTAAACTGGCGAACGTAGGGTGCAGGGTAAGCTGGTACGCTCAAATGCCTTCTTGGTTCTATGTTCACCCAGCAACAATACATAGTTGCAAACCATTTAAAATACAAATACCTGAAAAATGCAGATATATCAGCGATAAAGTTAAAAAGTACAATACCTTGTTTATGCCAGTACTGGAGTACCCTTATGGTTGTTTGAATGAAGATGAACTTGATATGTATTCAGTAAACTAATATGAAAAAGTTAGCTATTATCGGTAAAGGTACTGCTGGCGTATTGGCTGCCGTTCATTTTAATCGTTGGACTGATTGTGAAATAGAACTATATTATGATGAAAATATTGCACCGCAACCAGTAGGCGAAGGGTCAAATGTTCAGCTTCCAGCATCTCTTTCTATTGATTTAGGGTTTAATTACGAAAATTTGGTCGAAATAGATGGTAACTTTAAATACGGTATTAAAAAAGAAAACTGGGCTAACGGCAATACATTTACCCATTTTTTTGCACCACCAAGTATTGGATACCATTTTAACGCTGGGAAACTGCAAAACTATGTAGTTGATAAATTAAAAGATGACATAAAAGTAATTAATAAAAATGTAACTGCTAATCAAGTTGATGCAGATTTTATTATGGATTGTTCGGGTAAACCCCAATCATATGAAGAATGTAATATGTCAGAATTTATTCCCGTAAATTCTGTTCATGTAACCCAATGCTTTTGGGATTACCCAAGATTTCAATACACTTTAACAATTGCAAGGCCTTATGGATGGGTTTTTGGAATACCTTTGCAAAATAGGTGTTCTATTGGGTATATGTATAACAAGGACATTAACACCCTGGAAGAAGTAAAAGAGGATGTTAAACAAATATTTGAACAATATAATTTAACCCCTAGTGATGTAACTAATACATTTTCGTTTAAAAACTACACCAGAAAACAAAACTTTACTGGCAGGGTTGTAAATAATGGTAACTCTTCTTTTTTCTTAGAGCCACTAGAAGCCACCTCAATAGCAACTATGGATGTAATTAATAGGAATGCTTACGATGTATGGTTTGAAAACAAGCCCATTGAAATTGCTAATAACAAATACACATCGTTTCTTGACGAAGTTGAGAATGTTATAATGCTACATTACTTTGCTGGTTCGGCTTTTGATACGCCTTTTTGGAAATACGCACAAAATAAAGGTGCAGAAAACATGCAAAAAGCATTAAGAAATGATTTGTTTAAACAGATGGTTAATTTATCCCAGAATGATGTAAGAACATTTTTAAATTCTACCGTTAAAGAATATGGTACTTGGCCTTTAGCTTCATTTAAACAAAATCTTGAAGCTTTAGATTTATACAAAAAATTAAAAAGTAAAGAATAGTATATGGAACAACAAACTTATATTGAAACAGCTAAAGAAGTTGCTGGAAAAGCCATTGGTAGACACGGCTTAATCTACATTACCATCATCGTAGCGATGGGCGTTGGCGCTTCTGTAGTATTAGAAGAAGGCAAAATGGCTGCTGTTATGGGTTTATTAGGTGCTTCTTTAACAGCGTTAATTTCTATGCTAAACAATGTAGCTGGAGCTAATGATAAAGAAGAAAAACCTGAGTTTGAAATTATGAAAGAGCTTATTTCTAGATTAGATAGCATGGCTGATCGTGACCCTATGTCAGTAAATGTAGATGGTGAAAAGGTTACGGTTCGTAAAGGTAGTAACGAAACCCAAATAGGAAAATGATATGGAATGGCTTAAACAAATTGCACCTACTATTGCTACTTGTCTTGGTGGTCCTCTTGCTGG